CCAAACGCGGGGTCCTTTCTTCTATAGCGTCTTCTCGCTCTCACACGATGGTATCCAGTGAGTACATAGGAGCACCACTGAATCTCATAAATGTGAAATCTTCACCCGATGCGGTCTCAACAACCACTGACGAACCAGATGTGTTATCGGTCATTTCAGCCTCAAACTGAATAGTTCGTATCCACTCGTCAACCATATCATTATCACTATTAGTGCCGACATGATCGTCAGCAAAAGCGTAAGAATATAGGTTCAAAGAGTAGTACGGGGCTTCAATCTCGATCCCACCATTGGTATCAGGTACAAACGAAACCGTGCCACGTCCTCTCGACAAAGGTGGTCCCGGAACAAATGTCGCCGTAGGAGCAACATATCCAGCCGGTACACCAAGTATCACTTGTGAACGAGACATCGATCCCATTTTATCGTCTGCCGTAATGGCATGCAATCTTTTACGAACACCTCCTCGTACGCCCAAAAAGGCGTACATGAGATACTCCATCAGCGTCGGCTGAGTAGTAGAACTGCCATAAGCTGGACGAGCAATAGGTATAGTGTCCACAACTGCGGACAACACCGTGCCAGTACCAACAGATCCTGATATAGCGGGGCCAGCTGAAAAACGTTTCAGGGCCCCCCTAAGTGTCAGGGGTTCTTCTCCAAAGTGGAACATGCTCAAGTAAGTGTCGTCAAAAGAGCTCGCGTTCAACGGAATACAAGACACGGGAGTATCATGTAAATCAGACATTTTTCCAGACTCCGTGATGAAACGTTCAGAAGGTAACTGATCATCAGTAAGAACGTTCACGCGTAAATCTGGACAACGAACATATACGTTGACGCGAATGTCGGAATTGTTCGGAGATGTATTTTCTCCAAACACAACCACACCTATAACGCCATTGACATATTCTGTGGCATCTTGGGTCGCACTAAATTGTGGTCCGTGGTTGAAAATTGATTGTCCAACATTAAAAGTTTTGCACCAGGCTCTAGGTTGAGCCCATTCAACACAAACTGAAAAAGATTGTGTTTCCTGGATATCAACAATCGCAAAATAGTTCTTGTTTAGAGCTAAATCAGCCGAAATAATACCATACTGTGAGATATTTGGTTCATAAAAGATACCTAATTTCCCACGGTGGTATGCTGATGCAACAATCTCAAATCTATACTCAATAGTACCATGCCAATATAAAAATGGCTGGACAGCAAAAGACATAGAAGTGGGTTGATGAAAGTATTTCAGTGTATCAGTGAAGTATGTATCCAATTGTGGATGTACTCTGCACTCCCAAATTGGGGATGCCATCACTGAATCACTAGTTGTCCAATCAAAAGTGGTCAAATATGATTCCCTCCCCGCCAATCGGGTAATGACGAGTTCATCATCATCGATTCCACACACGCGCGGATCGATAGTCAATTCTTGTTTGGGATCATAAGTGATTCTCTTCGCAGTTGATGCCCCAAGAAATTGGGTACCATTAGCGAATGGGCGGTTTTTCACATAAGAGGGATCAGTAATCAAAACTGGTTTGGACCACCCAAACATACTTGCAAATTTGCTCAAACCCGTAAAAACGAAGCTTGATGCCGTAGCAAAAGGTGCTATGGGTGGGTATGATGAAAGGAGGTCTGATACTGTGGCTGCCGCAGTGGCAAGCCTCTCGACCGGGCCTGTCTCTCTCTCATCTCCCTCTTTGATGTCACTCATCTTACCTGATTCAGTAGATACAGCCATCATACTGGCCGTATTTGTTCCAAGCTTAACGTCCTCAACCCATGCAAACACTTGAATAGATATATCAGTGTTTGTGGGTGACGCCGTGGTCAAATCGTTGAGAGTGTATAAATACAAACTCAGCGCTTCTTCCATGTCAGCAAAGGATGTTGCGGCACCCAAAGCTGCAGTATCGGTGTTATATAGTCTAAACATCGGTTTGTGATGAACAAAAGGTAACCGTATTTCTAACGGTGTGTTATTCTTCACATCAATGCTAGCTGCACCATAGGCTTGTGACAGGTAATTGAGATAAAGTGGACGACTTGCTGCATAAGTCGCCACTTGGGTGTCATGTGCCGCTATATTGGCATTCCTGGCTGGATAGTATTGCGGAGAAACCATAATTCTACCAGAATGAAAAGGAGTGCCATAGACTTGTACTCGTGCCACCATCGTTCCTGACAAGTATGCAAAATTACGCAACTTGGCACGAATAGACGGTTGCAAAGACCACAAATCCCACAAAGCGACATTAGTGGAGATACTTCCAGATACGGATAAAGTGGTAGTTAAAATTTCCACAGGTCTAGAGAAAAAAGCCTCTATTCCCATAACTTCACTCTGTCCAAATTCTGGATATTTGGATTCACCAGCAAAATGCAAATCACTGGCATTTCCCCCAACATCCATAAGATTCTCCTCATCTTTCATGGTGCGGGTTTCAATTGCGCCCTGATGCAATTCAGCCATCAAACCTGACTCTGTTGCATAACGCACGCGATGTCGTTTGACTCCGATACGGTCAAGTACACGCAGTGTGGCAAGGACGCTGTCTCTCTCCTCTAAAAGTCGCATCACAACTCGCACCCTTTCGGAGGATTCAGACATATAATGTTTTGGACCATACTTCATAGTAACCAAAACATCTTCGCTCGAATAATCCACATCGAGCTCAGTGAGTTTTTCTTCCACCGCATACAAACGACGGAGAAAACCTTCTCTAGTTCTGGCTGGGTCCATTTTGTATTCTTCAAATGAATTAGCATGTCGGTAAGTACTAGTCAGTCCATGACACAGTGAACTGCTAGGTGAAGGATGTGGGTTTCCATTAAATTTATCAAGCGCGGCAAACTCCCACCAAACGGATTCACTCCTCCGCGCACCATCGTCAAAGCGTCCACCCTCGCAATGTACCTTCATCTCACAAGTGGTGTCGTAATCAGTGACGAAGGCGTTCACAGCATCAGACGGATATACTGCGCTGCTAATAGCCGAAAACGTTGGCAATTTTTCATCATAAAAAGCAGGATCGCCCAAATATGAAACTACCAACATATCGATGAAATCAGAACGAATCTCATCAAAATGTGTAACATCTCGAGCATGGAAATACAATTCCCACAACATAGACATTACGGTCTGTGTCATCTGTAGTCGCGGGGCCATATTCCTAGAAGGAATTACCCATTCAAGAGATTTATATACGCTGTTTAAATCCAGTTGGCCTTCCCAAACCTCACGGCTCTCATTGAACCTAAATGAACGTTTAAGGAAAGTCATATCTTTTGGTTTTAAAAACTTTGCACTTACATCTCCCTTATCAGAAGCTGTGAATTTCATCGCATAGTATTCTTCACACTTCTCCGCATAGATGATGTTATTATAGTATGGTGCACATTCATCACTGACCGAAGCCAAAAAATCATCACCATACGTATATAGAACAACATGGTCAAAAAAATATTTGTCTGCCAGCTCTTCTTGCATGTACCAAATGTACATTGCCATCAAGGCATTCCGCAAACAATTATCTTCAGCTGTTCCATATTTGCCAGATGGTTGCATACCAGCCTTGGTAAACAAATCCATGTTCATATTAATCAAAGGATATAATGAGTCACTCAACAATCCTCTAACATATATCATGGCTTTGTCATTATAACCCAGGGCTTGTAAAACATCATAAACCACCGTGCAAGCTGCACTGGAAATTCCAATCGGATTAGACACATCAAATCCTGAATAGTCGCCCTCCATAATATTGGATGACAAACTGGTTAAACGTTCAACCAATCCATTAGATTCAGTGTGCATGTTTATGCCAACCGCTGAACAAAAAATTTCAGAATGTTCTATCATCAGGCTATAAAAAGGTGATAAAAACATTCTAGCAAGAATGAGATTATCTAAACATCCCATATAAAAGAGTCGCGTGCTACCATTAGCACATTTCTCTAATTCACGAGGTTCATCCTTAAGTTGAGATACAAAAACAAAATTGGCACTCTCAAAAGCCTCATAACGCTTAAAAGCGTTCAGAATTTTTCTCTTCACCAATGGAACGGGTTCTCGAATAACACACCCAGCATCCTCATAAACTATGGGAATGTATGAATGTTTTTCTCCTCTGAATCCGTGTCCACCTGATGTCATGGGATTGACACGCTGAATGAAATCATCTCCTTCTATACCATTAACTGCCTCCTCAATAGAGAGTGGAAATACTTCTGTAATTCCTTTCTCTCTCAATTCATCTAGAATATGTCTGGTCAGGAGACGAACGCAATGTTCCAACACTTCATAATTGAGTGAAGGGGGAGTCTTATTCATCTTGTTGAGGCCAATATTATATGGTGATATATATGCATCAGCCGTATTGGTTGGTCTCATCATGGGTTTACTGAACCGTACTGTAGGTACAAAATCAAAATGCTTTTTAAAAAAATCTGGGAGCAACGGCTCAAATTCAGAATATTCCATCTTGGACTGTTTGTTCACCAAAACTTTCCCCACGATTTTCCCATAATAATCCAAATGAGGATAATATTCATGGGTAAAAGGTGATTTAGTGATGGGCACTTCCAAGTCCTCTGCCAAACCTCCTTCAGAATTAACAATAAACATACTACATTGTGATTCAAGAATACTTATAGCACGCTCCAATTCTGAACGGGTTACTGCTTGACAGACAACATCACTCATGTGACCACCAGTGTGGAACCCTATGATCGCTGTGCCATGTTTGGCTACTTGTACAATCAAAGGACGTCCGCAATGACCACGTTTGTGATTTTCCATAGGAAAACGATATGCGTCGGGCACAAAAAATGTCTCTCCCTTATATTCGTCAATATGTTCAACATTCTGAATGTGAACAACATCAACATTCTTGCCCATGTAACATCCTGATAGATATGGCGGATAAGTACCATCCACAAAATGCACTAAATTATTCTTAAAACGTAATGCATTTCGAAAGTTCACCAGAACCAAATCAGCATTAATAATACACACGTCACTCTCCGTGATAGTAAACTTTCTCGGAGTGCATAGTAAATCGTGGGCATCATTATATACTTCAATGGTGCATGGTAAATCCATCAGCGTGTGTTTATTCACAATAGCAAAAGAGTTACACAATCCAAACATATGTGTACGATTCTCTTCATTTATAGAGATAGGCCTAATAGAAGGACCTAAAGAAAGAAACAATTCAATCATAGATCCTTTATGTGCTGGTACTGTTAAATTTCCCATCAAATAGTTCCAGGCTGCATGTTGTTTGGTCTTAACTCTACGTCTGTGTAAACTTGTGCCGGTCTGTTGCTCGATCTGTTCAAGATCCTCATTTTCCGGGCAAATATCCCTAAACATTGAGGCACCTTCTGATCTAACATTAAACTTGCGACACTTGCGTATCACCAATGTAGTGCCCAAAGCTAGAGATAACGCACTCACTATAGTGACTATGCCTTTCTCCATGAAGCTCCATTGCGCATCTTGAAAAGGGTTATGAGGTTTATGTGGTTGTAACAGATAATCCAAACGTCGTTCCATCACGGCCTGCCGCTTCTCGAGCACCCGCACCACTGGATTATAAAACTTAAGAACGGAATTGTTGTAAAAAGTTTCCACAACAAAAACCGGTAAGAAAAAAAACACAAGTGCTAAACTGAGAGAAAATGGCAAAAAGAACCACAAACAAAAACTCATAAAAACATACAAGCGCGCGCCCCACAAAAGCGGGTCACGTTTCCTAGCGCGGGCAGAGAGATACATAGAAACACAAGCACATAGACATATTATCAAGCGCAGTTTCCATTCCTCTATTATAGATCGACCTTTAGCGGTCAATTCGTCCCATTTTGGGGACCATTCATGACGGATCCACATTTTACCACCTTCAACCTGCACCGGACCACTATAATTTTCTTTCTCGTCAATTTCGGATTTTAAATCGTCATTGATGATAAAATCATAATGGTTAGTAGCATGGACCTGATCAGCTCGAGATACAGTTTCGGAAAAATTTTCACGCAAGTATTCAACGAGCTCGAATATATCCAAATCATGTTTATTACTGATCAACACTTCATGGTTTCCTTTACTCCCATATCTTTCAATGGTAAAGTAATATCTATCCATTATGTGAGATTCAGCGGCTAAAGATTTAGAAACATCAAGCATTGTTGTACCTGCCTTTAAAAACTCTTTTTTAACTCGGGCATGAATAAACACAAATCTCCTAAACATAGCTCCAGGTGCATTCATAACATCATGTATGTGCATGTTAGGATTATTAGTGTCAATCAATATAAGTTCAGGCGAAGGAAAGACCTTGCCTTTCTTCTCAAAAGCCATGTTAGCAGTATATTTTCTACCATCCATTAGGCAATTAAGAACTGGCAAAATAGGCAAACCATGTGATTGGGCCAAATTCTTAGAAATATTCCCAACCTCAGGTATATGTACATATGGATGAGATTGAGGAACATAACCTTCCCAGAATTCATCATCGGGATTTTTAGCAAATATGTGATCAGGGTCATAAACACGACCCTTCACACTACTATGTACTGCAGCTATGCAGTCAATAAGTTTACTTTTGCCAATGCCGGGCGGACCTGCCAATACAATTCCTATAGGAGGAACTCTATTCGCACTACATGTTTCTGCTTGCACGTCAAGGTACATACGTTCCAATTCCAATTTTTTCCTACGCATGTCGGATCGACGATGATCATATCCAGATAGAGTGGGCAGGAGTTTGTCGACAGTAATCAACAATTCATGACACTCACGTAAAAATTGACGTTGACACATCATACCTTCAACGGGTAAACCTGAATACAAATGGTTCTCATACAATAAGAGATTATCCATAGTACGCAGAGCAACTGCAGCAGGATCCTCAGAAAGAATAACTTCAGACAATGGAACTCCACTTGCTAAAGATTCTCCTAACCTGGCAATAGTCGAAGCACCTCCCAGAATAAGACTAAACAATTCAGATATAGTCATTCTGGCAGGCTTTCCAACAAAACCCGTTATTGTTTTTGATACGTCTTTGGGAAACCATTTAAGAGACAACATTGCCAACAAAAATGATTGAATAGCTTGAACCAAATCACTTTTGATAACTTGATTCATCAAACGCTGTATAAACGTCAATTTACTAGAAACAGATTCAGCCACTATGGTATTTCTTAATGAGGCACCAAGAGTGATGAAAACGTCTCTTAATTTCCCAATCATATCATGCAAATATTCAATAGCTTTTTGGCCAGCGCCAGCCATATTAATCTGCACGAATGAAAAGACAGATGAGGCAACTGCAAAAGGAGTTCTGTTTTCCCAAACTTGATAGCCAAGATTCAAGAACGACAAAAGCATATTCACCAAATCACCAACACGTGATCGAATGAAATTTTGCATATATCCGAGACCACTCATCACCATACTATGGATTCTTGAGAATATCTCGGAAAACTCAACATCAGTCATATTCATATGTTCACGAAGTGATGTATCCCAGTCTTCAAATAATGAATGAAAATATGCAGAAGATATAGAACCCTCCTTTGATTCATCATCCAACAATATGTCTTCCAAATCAGACATCTTACCAGACTCTGCGGATACGAGATCACGCTCTCGCTTGCGTTGAGCTTTTCTTTCAGCTACGCGCGCGGCTCGGCGTTTTTGTCGTTTCTTTATAATATCTTGAGTCACGAGTCTATTTTCAGCTCGCCTCAACTGTTCCAGTTTCTTAACTTCCTTCCGTAACTCACGTTTGAGCTTGGCAGGATGCACTTGTTTAGGACGTGTCTGTCCTACAAGATGCCAGTTAATTTCACGATGATCAGTCCTCACACCTCGAGTAAATCTTTTACTCTTAGCTCTCTCAACAGCGCGTTTATTCGCTGCTCTATCAGAGGATTTCTTCTTATTTCTTTCAGCTCGCTTTTTATCGCGGAGCCGCATGTCATAAAATTGCTCGGACAAATCTTTCTCATCAAAACCAACGTCCCTCAATAATTCCAAATCTTGTAACGTTTGGGCTTTATAATCGGCGTCATACATGTCGGACGTACGATGAATTCCAGATTGAGCAGCGATATCCTTCAACGAAGAGGCTCTTGCTCCCTTACTTGAAAACTCTAAGCGAGCTGTTGCCAATTGATGTTGGTTCGATAGCATTGCCATCACTGCAGATTCAGCGTCTCTCGACATCGAATTCCCGGTTCTCTTTGCCACGGTACGAGACCAAGACTGAAAGAAATTGGGGGGGTTTGCATTCATGAGAACGCGTCTCCGGTCAGACTTTTTAAGGTTCAACCAGGGATCATTTTTCTTATTAAAACGGGTATTTGTGTTAGTAGCTGGGGTAAATTGGGTGACTAACCCACCTTCATGATGATCAGCTAATCAACAAGAGGTATTAAGTCATGGCCTTAATTAAATAGGTGCACCATAATTGTCTTCACCTGTTCATGTCATTCACCTCGGGGGTAGTGCAAGAGCTAACACACTCTAACACGAATGACGCGGGTAGAATTTAAACGATAACTACCATTGCAAGATCGTATATGAATTTTAAAAATCCAGAAAAAGGGTTTGACTATTCAACTCAGTCGGAGCATCAAGTTTAAGTCTTGATCAGACATAGAAAAACACGGTCAATAGCGGGGTACTGATGTACGTCAAACAAGTACATTCAGTCGCAACCAAACATAGGGGCTTGCCCTATACAAAAGCACGCAACTACAAAACGCACTTCTAACGAAGCGGGATAAAAC